CAGGGAGATAGTAATGATTGCGGCTATATATCCTACCTATTATGGGGAGGGAAGGCAGCACTATCATGGGCAGAATCTAAAATAAAGCAGAATGGCGAAGGTTAAAGCTACCACAGGTATCTCATTTGTGAGAAAGCCTAAGAGAAAGAGACCAGGAATTCACTCTAAATGCAAAGCATCTAGAAGTAAGATGGGTAAAAACTATGTTAAACTATATAAAGGACAGGGAAAATGAAACGTAAAGAATCAAAGAGCTCACCTAAGGGCGGCAAGAGAGGGTGCCTATGTAAGGATGGCACCTACAATGTTAAATGCTGTGATGGCACACTACCTGCACAGGGGATAGGTGATATTAATACTGAGAATGCCGGTACCATTACTAAGATAATACAGGTGCGGCAGATTAACTAAAATGGAACAACTAAATTATTAATGAGTTATATATAAAAAAATATGAAAGAATCTATTTTATCACGTATCTCTGCACTTCTCGGGATGGAGAAGGTAGAGCTTGCATCCATGAAGTTAATGGATGGAGTAACTGTACTAGAGGCTGATGTACACTACAAACAAGTTATTCAAAAAGTATCTACAGATGCTATCTTGAAAAACTCTACATGTTCATTCTCTGATGTATCTACTGTTACATTAACTGAGAAAGTATTAACTACTAAAGATCTACAAGTAAACTTGGAGCTTTGTAAAAAAGATTTCTTCTCTACATGGCAAGCTGCTGAGATGGGATTCAGCTCATTCAAAACTTTACCTAAATCTTTTGCTGATTATTTAATCGCTTATGCATCTGATAAAGTAGCTGCTAACGTTGAGACAGCATTCTGGACAGGTGCAACTGGTACTTCTGGTAGCTTTGATGGTATTGCTACATTGGTAGCTTTAGATGCTGCTTTACCTGCAGCACAAGAGGTAGCTGGTACAACTGTTACTGCTTTGAACGTAGTTACTGAGTTAGGTAAAATTGTAGATGCAATTCCTGCAGCTCTTTATGGTAATCCTGATTTACGTATCTATGTATCTACTAACATTGCTAAGGCATATGTACGTGCATTGGGTGGATTCTCTACAGTATCAGGTGCATCTGCAGCAGTTACTCCAGGAACAGGTGTTAACAACCAATCTACTCAGTGGTATTCTAATGGATCATTGAGCATTGATGGAGTAGAGATATTCTGGGCTCCAGGATTAGCTTCTAACACTGCTATCGCAACTCTTACTACTAACTTATTCTTTGGTACTTCTGTACTTTCTGATTTGAATGAGGTTAAAGTTATTGATATGTCTGATGTAGATGGATCACAAAATGTACGAGTAATCATGCGTATGGCTGGTGGTGCTCAGTATGGTGCTGTAGAGGATATCGTTACATACGGTATTACTAACTCTGCTAACTAATAATTAATAATCATGGGGAGTGGGTAACTGCTCCCCTTTAATACATTAAAGATATGCCTTGTTTTATTTCAAACGGAAGAACTGAACAGTGTAAGGATAGTATCTCTGGAATCCAGGCACTATACCTTATTAACTTCGGTGACTTCGATCCGGATCCATCTACATTAGGTGGTGATGTAACTTATGATACAGCTCCATTAGATGAGCAGATTACTGCAATCGGTGGTACTATCAATAACTTGTACAAGTATGAGCTTAAAGGTAACAACGGATTTAATACAGTTGTTAACACATCTCGTGAGAATGGTACTACTTTCTTTACTCAGACTATTACTTGTGAGTTAAAGAGACAAGATCCTGTTTTCCATAAACAATTCAAAATTTTAGCTTATGGTCGCCCACATATTGTGGTACGTACTAATGGTAACCAATTCTTTTTAGCAGGTCTTTACAGAGGATGTGATGCAACTGCAGGAAGCATTGAGAGTGGAGTAGCTTATGGTGATTTCAATGGTTACAAACTTACGTTTGAAGCTATGGAAGAAAAGCCAGCTAACTTCTTAGACTGCAACTCTGAGGCTGATTTATTGACTTTGTTAGGATCACCTACATTAGTTACTACCTAATAACTAATCCTACATAGCGTGAAGAGCCCTGCCAATTCGGTGGGGCTTTTCTTTTTAGAAACATATTTTAAGAATGTGAGTTATAATAATATGATAGTTCTAACTACAATCAAAACTGCACAAACTGTTAGATGCATACTTAGAGCAGGGGGTACTCCTGACTATATGATATTAACTGATGAATCTACTAATATAGATGTTAATGTTAATGTATCTAGTAATATACCTTTACAATACTTTTTAGAGATAGGAGGTACTTTTGATTTAGAGGAGGGGCACTATTATAGGTTAGTGATATTTGATAGTAATGATGTGGAGTTATATAGAGATAGGATATTCTGTACTGATCAGGTACCTGCAGATTATACTCCTAATCAAAATAGATACAAATCATTTAGCGTGCCTAATGATAATGAATTTTTAATGTACTAATATGGATAACATTCATGTAATTAACCTAGCAGCTTATGAGGCTCCTGTAATTAAGGAGAGCAAAAAGAATGACTGGGTAGAATATGGTGAGGATAATATGCACTTCCAGTGGTTACTGGATAGATATATAAACTCTACCACAAATTCAGCAGTAATTAATAACATCTCCCGGTTAATTTATGGGAAGGGGCTCAAAGCATTAGATGCTAAGAATAAGCCTAATGAGTATGCCCAAATGATGTCAATGCTAGAGAAGGATGATATCCGAAAAATGGCACTTGACTTTAAGATGTTAGGGCAGTTCGCTATCCAGGTACTATACACAAAAGACCACAAAAAGATAGCTAAGGCAATGCATATCCCAGTGCATTTATTAAGAGCTGAGAAATGTAATGAGGATGGAGAGATAATGGGATACTACTACTCAGATAACTGGGCAGAAGTTAAGAAATATACTCCTGAGAGATATGCTGCATTCGGTACATCTAAGGATGAGATAGAGATCATGTTCGTTAAGCCCTATTCTGTAGGGATGAAATACTATGCCTATCCAGACTATCAGGGGGCACTTCCATATACAGTACTAGAGGAGCAAACGAGTGATTATATGATTAACCTGGTGAAGAGTAATTTTTCACCATCTACTATACTGAACTTCAATAATGGGGTGCCATCTGAGGAGCAGCAGCAGATGATTAAGAGTGATATCATGAATAAGCTAACAGGCCCACAGGGTGATAAGTTAGTGGTATCATTCAACACATCTAAAGAAACTGCTGCAACTATAGAGAATATGCCTGTAGAGCAGGCTCCTGAACTGTATAAATACCTATCTGAGGAGTGCGTTAGAAAGATTCTTATAGGACATAACGTAACATCTCCGCTATTATTCGGGATAGCTACAACTACAGGCTTCTCTGCTAATGCTGATGAGCTAAAAAATAGTGCTATATTATTCAATAACATGGTAATTACTCCGCTACAGGAGGTAATGTTAGATGCATTTGATAAGTTATTAGCCTATAATAACATCTCATTAAAGCTATATTTTGAGACATTAAACCCATTAGATGCACAGGGTGATCTAACTACCACAGATGAAGCTACAAAAGTTACAGATGCTATCAATATGATGAGCCCATTAGTAGCTAACAGGGTACTAGAATCCATGACTGCTGATGAGATTAGAGCATTAGTAGGATTGAAACCTACTCCCATAGCTCTAAAAAAAGAGGATGTATCTGATGAGGTATTGAATGAGGTACTAGATATCCTGGAAGGTGAGCAGAATGATGATGATGAATGGGAGCTAGTAGATGAGAGAGAGTATTCAGCTAAGAATGATACTACAGAAGAGTGGGCTACTCGAATGATTAAGCCTAAGGAAACTATCCTAGAGAAGTTAAGTTCATTCATTAAGAGCAACCCTAACGGATTTAGCTACCTAGATAAGAGTGTATATAAAGTAAGATACAGATACTCTGAAAGATACAACAAAGATAACAGCCGGGACTTCTGTAAGCAGATGATGAGACGTACTGCTAATGGAGTAGTGTACAGATTAGAAGATATAGATGCTGCTAGTAGATCAGGAGTTAATGAGCAGTTAGGCCACAAAGGAGAGCCATATGATTTATTCAAGTTCAAAGGAGGAGTTAACTGTGGACATTTCTGGACTGAGCAGCTCTATAGATTAAAGAAAAATACTGATGGTACATATCGGCCTGATAAGGCACTGAGTTCATCTGAGCAGGTAGCATCTATACCTAAGAGCTACATGCCGAATCCTGCAGGCTCAGGAGATGCTAATACTCCGCCTATTGATATGCCGAATAATGGACATCACCCAAACTATAAAGGATAATGGAGGCACTATTTATAACAAGACAGGACCTAGTTAAGTTCACTGCTACCAATGGTAATGTGGATACTGATAACTTCATCCAATGGATTAAGGTAGCACAGGATATCCATATGCAGAATTACTTAGGCACTAAGCTATTCAACAAACTTAAAACTGATATCCTAACTAATGCAGGGAATGTTACTGCTGCATCATTAATTACAGCAGGTACAGGATACTCTAGTGGATTTCATAATACTACCGGTGGCTCAGGTAGTGGGTGTATTATTAACATTACAGGTACATCCGGTGGTGCTATATTAACATTCACTATATCTACTGCAGGTACAGGATATAAAGTAGGTGATATACTCACAATAAGCAGTCCAGGTACAGGAGGTACCATTGAGGTTACTGCTGATAGTATCACTACCAACTATAGAACACTATTAAATACCTATGTTAAGCCATGTTTAATCCATTGGGCTATGGTAGAATACCTGCCATTCTCAGCGTATACAATAGCTAACAAGGGTATATTTAAGCACAGCTCAGAGAATGCTGTAAACATAGAGAAGGCTGAGCTAGATATGCTAATAGATAAGCAGAGACAAATAGCACAGCACTATACTGAAAGGATGATAGACTATCTGTGCTTTAATAATAACCTATTCCCAGAGTATAATCAGAATAGTAATGGGGATATGTATCCGGATACTAACAATTATAATATAGGATGGGTGCTGTAAGAAAGCCAAAACAAACGAACATAAAGAAATTACTAACATATTTAAGTAAT